AAAGATTGCGACGATTGATCTTAGCGACCACGTAACTTCGGTTACTCTCAACTATGCTGCTGATGAACTTGAAGTCACAGCTATGGGAGATACCGCACATAAGTTTGTCAAGGGTCTAGAATCAGGCTCATTAACTGTTTCATTCCTAAATGACACAGCAACATCAAACGTACTACAGACACTCAATGCCGCATTCGGCACAACTGTTGCGGTAAAGATGGTACAGCAGAAAGTTCCAGCAGTATCGGCAACTAATCCGCTTTACACCTTTGATATTCTTGTCAACAACCTAACACCTATTAACGGCGCGGTTGGCGATATGGGAACACAGGATATTACTTTTACGCTAAACTCTGTAGTTACAAAAGCCGACACCGGCACGTTCTAATTTAACAAAGGGGCAAAAATGGCAAAGCTAATTATTACTAGGGCAGATGGCACTAAGTCTGATCATCAGATTACGCCGGGAATTGAGTATGCTTTTGAGCAGCAGTTCCGCAAAGGCTTTCATAAAGCCTTTCGCGAGGATGAAAAGCAAGAGCATATTTATTGGCTTGCATGGGAATGTCTACGCCGCGCTGATGCGCCTGATGTCAAACCTTTTGGCTCAGCGTTTCTAGATACTCTAGCTGCAGTAGATGTGGTGGCAGACGATTCCCCAAATGGCTAACGCGCGATTCCTTTACGTATAGGGTAGCTCAGCTGAGTATCCATACCGGAATTGCGCCTAGCGAGTTTATCAAGATGGACACGGACTTGCTTAAGGCTTTCTATGAAGTCCTAAAGCAACAGGCGAAAGAGCGAGAGAATGCCAGTAGAGGTAAAAGGGGTCGTAGAGGCTAGAAAGATTTTGCGTAAACTAGCCCCTGAAACCCTTAAGGCATATAACTCACAAATTGCTGCGCCATTAAAAGATATTACAAATGAAGCTCGTAAGGATGTGCCACAATCCTTTATGCGACTAGGTAATTTTAGTTATCCTGGGTATGATCGTAAAAGCCGTACAGGTCGTGAGAGAGCATTCCCAAGCTTTGTATCTAACGTAGTTAGACGTGGCTTGACTTATTCATTGGCTAAAAGTCGTGCTAATCGCTCAGGCTGGTCATCTCTAGTAAGTATGCTTAATAAGTCAGCAGCAGGTGCAATTATAGAAACTGCTGGCAGACAAAATACCTATGGTAGTTCCCAATCTAAATCAAATAACCCACAGGCAGGGCGCAACTTTATAGATGCCATGAATACTGAAGTGGGCAAATTAGAACAGACCGGGCGTACAGCCAAAACACAGGGGCGCTTAATGGGTCGCGCTGTAGTTGAGAATCAAGGCAGGGCTCAAGCCACAATACTAAAGGTTTTAGATCAGGTAGCTGCTCAAGCTAATGCAGAGATAGCGAGGTTGCCACGTGGCAATTAATTTTCCCATAGTTACTACATTTGATGACAAGGCAACTAAGAAGGCTGATAAAGCTTTTGGCGCATTAGGCAAAAAGTTTGCAGCTGTATTCTCTGTAGCAGCAGTAGTTAAGTTTGGCAAGGCATCTGTTAAGGCTTTTTCTGATTCTCAGAAAGAAGCAGCTCTACTTGCTACTCAACTTAATTCCGTTAACTTAGGTTTTTCTTCGCCCTTTATAAATGAGTTTATAGACAAATTAGAATTAGCATCTGGCGTTGCAGGTAAAGATTTAACTAATGCCTTTGTCAGTTTATCTCAGGCTACAGGCGATGCAACTACAGCCCAAAAGATATTAACAACTGCGCTAGATGTAAGCCTTGGAACTGGTAAAAGCCTACAGACAGTAAGCAATGCCCTGCAACGAGCATATAAAGGCGAAACTACAGCCTTAGCACGTTTACGTATTGGCTACACCACAGCTGAGCTTAAAGGCAAAAAGTTTGATGAGGTATTACAGGATCTACAGACTAGGTTTGATGGTGCTGCTGGTAGAGCAGTAGATACATTTGCAGGCAAGATGGCTAGATTAAGTGCAGCCGTTGAACAAGCCCAAGAAGCATTTGGAGAAGGTTTAGTATCAGGTATTGAAGAATCTGATATGAGCATTGAAGAATTACAGGAAAGCATTATTGGTTTAGGCAAAGCCTTAGGCACTTTAACGTCACAAATGGTTGACTTTGGTAAGACAACTATTGATGTGTTTGGAGATATTCAAAAAAGTTCAGCAGTTCAGGCTCTATTAAATATATTTGAAGCCTTAGTCCGTGGCGGTGGCTTTATTGTTACTGGTGAGCTAGTTCCTACTATGGATTCAGCAAGTGCTAGGTTAGCAGCTGAACAGAGAAGAAAAGCCGAAGAACAAAACAGAGCTCAGCTAAGAACGCGAAACGCATTACTAAGAGCTGAAAAGTTAACAGCCATAGAAAAATTAAAAAATGAAAAGAAGATTACAGCTGAAAAGAAAAAGCAGAATACAGAATCCAAGATTATTGATGAAATCAATAAGCGTTTTGAGATGGATCGTATACAAATTGCTGCTGCCCTAGGCGGTCAGATTAATGACGTAGAACGCCTACGTTTAGAGCTAATGCAAGCCATTCTTGATGAGGATGTTAAGCGAGCCATCATTCTTGAAGGTCAGTTAATTAAGGCTGAGGCTGAAGCTAAAGAACTAGCTATGTTGCTAGATAGCCTAGATGAAATGGTTGGAGATCCGTTTGCTGATTGGCCTGGCACTATCACACGCATTAAGGAACTGCTTAAGACACTTAACATTAAAATACCTATTGAAACCCTATTTGCTGAAAAAGGGTTAAAACTAGACCAAGAGAAGATGACAGTTACCAAGTTAGATCGCATGGATGTAAACGCCAATAGCGTTTACATTAATGGTGCATTGCAAGGTGCTAATGTGCCTAGTGTTATAGGCGGTGGGGGTGGCGGTACTTTAGCTGCTGATGTAGTAGCAGCATTCTTGGCTGGTGATCCTGAAGTAATTGCAGCTGTTGAGAATAATGCCTTAGCTAATGCAGCATTAGCAGATGCAGAATTGATACTTGCAGATGCTTTATTAGCTGAATCTGGTGGCGGTGGCGATACTAACATTACTGTTATTGTTGAAGGATCAGTTATAGCAGTTGAAGATTTGGCTGAATCAATAACGGACATTCAGTATGAATACCAACGCTCAGGTAAGAGCCCATTATTTAGTAGCATAGCGATATAATGCCAGCACCTACAGTACGAGTATTTGTTGACTTTGATAGCGATACCGCTTTTGAAATCAACCCACTTATTCTAAATAGCCTTACTGAAGGTATCTTAGGTACTAATACCCTTGGCTCTGGCACATTGCCAGTTGAGATTACTGACCTAGTAACTAAAGTAAACATACGCAGAGGTCGTAACCGCATAACATCTAAATTTGAGGCTGGAACCGCTAACGTAGTTCTTTATGATCAGAATGGCGATTGGAATCCTACCAACCCTAATAGCGCCTACTATCCCAACCTAGTACCCCTAAGGCAGATAATTATATTTGCTACCTATGCCACCAATGATTACTTCCTGTTCTCAGGCTTCATCACTAATTACGATACTGGCTTTAGGCAAGGCAATGAGGAACTAAGCACAGTTACCCTTAAATGCGTGGATGGTTTTAAGCTCCTTGCAGGCTCAGCCATAGACACAGTAGCAGGCTCAGGGGTGCAACTCTCAGGCGCTCGCGTGAATGCCATCCTAGATGACATAGAATGGCCTATAAGCCTACGAAATATAGATACTGGTGATTCTACCCTACAGGCAGACCCAGGAACCGCCAGAGATGCCTTGGAAGCCCTATTTACAGTAGAGCAGAGCGAGTTTGGCGGCATCTTTGTGGATGCCAATGGCAAGGTAGATTTTGTAAGCCGTAACAATCTAATCTCTAACCCAGCCTTCCCGGTCTATGAGTTTAGTGATCAAGGCGTGGACATCTCGTACACCAATGCAGTAGTAGCGTTAGACGATACTACGCTGATTAATGATGTGACTATCACACGCCTAGGCGGTACAGCTCAGAATGCCTTTGACCAAGATTCAATTGATAAGTTTTTCCTTCATTCAGGCACACGCTCAGGCATATTAGTACAGACAGATGCAGAGGCTTTAAATCAGGCTCAAGGCATCCTAGCCACACGCAAAGACCCTGAGATACGCATAGATAGCATTCAGCTAAATCTCTATGATGATGCTAACCCTAATAAGCCTTTAGCAGGCATAGATATAGAACTACTAGATGGGGTGACAGTTACTAAGACTACCCCTGGCTCATCCAGCGTGGTGCAATCAAGCCTGGTAAATGCCATCCATCACGATATAACAAAGTCATCTTGGATGACTACGCTATACACCACAGAACCTTTATTGGCAGGGTTTGTCCTAGATTCAGATGTATCAGGTATACTAGGCTCAGATAGTCTGAGCTACTAAGGAGAAATATGGCAGGCGCAGGATATAAGCTGTTTCAGACAGGTGATGTCTTAACAGCAGCTCAGGTCAATACGTATTTAAATGAGCAAACAGTTATGGTGTTTGCAAGTTCAGCAGCTCGCACAAGCGCGCTAACCGCTGTATTAGCTGAAGGTATGGTTTCTTATTTGCAAGATACCAATGCTGTTGAAGTTTACAATGGTACAGCTTGGGTAGGTGTTAGCGGTGCAGGTGATGTAACTGAAGTGCAAGCTGGTGTAGGTATATCAGTAGCAAGTGGTACTGGCCCGATACCAGTTATTACTAATAGCTCTACCGATCTTATTACTACTGCTGGTGACTTACTTTACGGAACAGCAGCCGACACAGTTGCAAGGCTAGGTATAGGAACAGCAGGTCAGGTTCTTAAAGTAAATTCTGGTGCAACTGCTCCTGAGTGGGGTGCTGCTTCAAGTGGTTTTGGAAATTATGCAGATTATACTCCAACTTACTCAAGTTTTACTCTTGGTAATGGAACAGTAGTTGCCAAACAAGCTCAAAGCAATAACACAGTTCATACCTACGGAAGAATTACATTAGGATCAACTAGCTCGGTTTCAGGAGCTTGGGAAATAAGTTTGCCAACTGCCGTTGCATTTACTTCTCTTGGTTATCAGGGTTTCTGTTCTTATTTAGATGCTTCTGCATCGCTTCTCTATGTAGGATGGATGAACTTTGGCATTGGTGGTGGTGCAGTTTTTAGACCTAGGTCATTAACTGCAAGTCAGATTTATGCTGGTGATGTTGGAGCAACTACACCTTTTACTTGGACAACTAGCGACATTCTTTATTGGAATGTTATTTATGCAAAGGCTTAGGAAAAACAATGTCTTATTTTGATTCAATTTTGGAACTTAATATTCCTGAAGATTGGCGTTGGGAGCGTATTCGTATTCACCGCGATAATCTTCTCAAAGATTCCGATTGGCGAATGGTTGAAGACGCGCCCTGGGATAAATCCGCTTGGGCTAATTACCGACAGGCGCTTAGAGATTTGCCTGCAACAGTAAGTGACCCAGCAGAAATAGTATTTCCTGAGCCACCTACCGCCTAGGCACAATCCCTCAAGATTCTGTAATTTAAATGCTAAAATAAACAGATATGGCAAAGCTATGCAAGGCAGGGATACAACTACGCGAGCAGGTAGATGATGCGTTCCCCGATAGAGATAGAACTTCAGATGGCTGGATCGGTGATAAACGTCATTCAGCGCGTAAGTCCGATCACAATCCTACTGCTGAAGGCATTGTACGTGCCCTTGACCTTGACGTTGATTTCAGGTCGCACAAAGCGGAGCCCTATGACTTTGCGGATCAGCTACGATTACTTGCCAGACTTGATAAAAGAATCTCTTATATCATCTTCAACGGCAAAATTGCCAGCTACAAACGCAATTACAAATGGAGAAAGTACACCGGGATAAACCCACATAAGACACATATTCACATTAGCTTTACTGCTAAGGGCGATTCAGATGGCAGTATGTTTGAAATACCGATACTAACAGGAGAGCCCCTACATGGAACAACTAAAGCAAGTAAGCGCAAGTTGGGCAAGAAGCTTCTTAGCA